GCAGCCCGGTAGCTCGTCAGGCTCATAACCTGAAGGTCACAGGTTCAAATCCTGTCCCCGCAACCAAAATTCCTAACCTTTCCAAATGGTTAGAATCCGACAAAAACACTTGTGTATAGACACTCGGGTTTTACCTCAACGCCACCTCAACGTTTGACGAGTCCCCCCTGAAAAGCGGGGGCCTTTTGCGTTTGGGGGGAACGAAATCCATCTGCCCATCGTCTCAGGCAACTCGCAGTTGCGTGCGCATCCGGTTCCAGCCATCATCATCCCGTAGTTCTCTAGACGGTGAATTGACGACGAAGGATTTTGCCCTCGGATCAGCACCTCGCAAGCAGATAAACGGGCAAACGATGAAGCAGGACGACTTCCGGAATTGGCTGATGGCGCAGGGGCAGACGGATGCGACCGCTTCCTCTCGCGTGAGTAGTGCCAAACGCGTTGAACAGTACCTCGGCGATCTGGACGAGCTGTTCGCGCAAGAGGATCGGGACAGCGTCCTGAACCGATTTGCCTACACCGCCGAGGATGAACGGGCAGAACGCCCCAATCCCTCGCCTGTTCCCATCGACGGTGTCTTGCGCACGGGTCTTGCCAGCCTCCAGCAGGCCCTGAAGCTGTACCATTCCTTCCTGACCGAACAGTCCAATGTGCCCGACACGGCAGAACACCAGGCATTGGTCGACCGCCTCAGCCGCGAGGAAGTCGAGGCGGCAATGCAGGAATGCGACCAGTTGGGCTTGAAGGCGTTTCTTGCCCGTGGTGGCTTTGCCAGCCCACAGGTCTGGGTCAGCGATGAAGGCAAGGATCAGCCCTATCCCGCGAAGGCCACCGTCGCAGCAGCCTTGGGGAATCTTCCCGATTGCCGCGCTCTCGCAGCGAAGGAATTCTTCAACGGCTTCGGAGAGGCGCAATCGTTCGCCAAACTTGAGGCACTCGGGTTCCAGGTCATTCGCAAGGGGGCCACTGACAAGGATGACGCCTTCACTCGCGACCGGATCGAGGGTGCGATGGACGCCTACGAAGAGTTCCGCAGGTCAGGTGCACATGCCGATGCGTTCTCGAGTTTCGGCGAGCCGAAGGATTTTTGGGTGCGGTCCAGCCGCCCGCGGCAGGACAAGCGCTTCCCGACGAAGCCAATTGTCGGTTACCTCTTGGGCAAGGCGTCGAACACATTCAATGGCGGGTGGAGCCAACCGGGCGACGCGGCCGCAAGACTGCATGCGGCGGGTTACGTCATCGTCGACCAGCATGACACGCCGTTGCCGCTACCCGACCAGCACACACATCTGATGCGCGGGGCGGAACGCGCCCGTCTCGTGGCTCTCAACTACTTCATCGCTCCCGCACGGGAAGCCGGACTTCATTCGGTAACCATCCGCGCCGGTGACCTGCACGACATGTCAGGCCTTGTGAAAAACTGGGCGAATGTCTGCCAGGCGTTGGAGAAGGAGGCTTTCCAGAAGCTTGCTTCGGTCCCGGCGCCCACGCGATCCGGGCCGGAGCGCAGCACCACTACCGAGTATACCTTTGTCCTGACGCAGGACGGAAAGGCGAAGAACCCGTCCATGTCGCATGCCCTACAGATCGAGACGACCAACCTGATCCTCTACGGCCCCCCCGGCACCGGCAAGACTTACCAGACGGCGTGGGAGGCGGTTCGTCTCTGCTTGGGCGACGCTGTTGCTGCTGATCTCTCCGGCGAAGAGAACCGTGACCAGCTGATGGCCGAGTACCAAAGCCTGATGAAGGAAGAGCGGATCGAGTTCGTCACCTTCCACCAGTCCATGTCATATGAGGAATTCGTTGAAGGGCTTCAGCCAAGTACGGGCGAAGATGCCAGAGAGGGGCCGGAAGAGCTCGGCGCTGCTGTGGGCTTCCGTCTGAAACCGACCGACGGGGTGTTCAAGAAGATGAGCGAACGCGCGCGCCTCGACAGTTCGCAGGCAGGGGCCGTCTCACGTCTCGACAGGACCGCGCGCGTGTTCAAAGTGGCACTCGGGCGCCGCCAAGTGGAAGAGCACAGGATACGCTTCGGTCTGGAGAACGGATTGATCCATGTGGGCTGGGGCGGGGACATCGATTGGTCCGACGAACGGTTCGATGATTTCGACCAGATTTACAACGAGTGGCGGTCTCGCAAAGACTCAGACGCGACAGGCCATGACGGCAACATCGTCGTCACCTACTCGTTCAGATCGGACATGCAGATTGGTGACTACGTTGTGGTGTCTGACGGACGTGACCGCATCCAGGCATTTGGCAGGATCAAGGGCGATTATTACTTCGACGAGGGCGCGGAATTTCATCCCCACCGAAGAACCGTCGATTGGATTTGGCGCGACGAAGCCGGGACCGATCGCAACAGATTTTACCCTAACGCGTTCAGGCGGCATTCTGTCTACAAGCTCAACCAGTCCCTCATCGATTGGGACGCGCTGGAAGAGATCGTCTTCGGCAAGCGCGCTGCGGTGGCAGACAATACGGCGCGTGACTATGTGTTGATCATCGACGAGATCAACCGGGCCAATATCTCGAAGGTGTTCGGCGAACTGATCACGCTCCTCGAGCCGGACAAGCGCCTTTGGCGACGTGACGGGATCCAGCTGACCTTGCCCTATTCGAAGAAGCGCTTCGGGGTGCCGCCCAATCTGCACATCATCGGCACCATGAACACGGCCGACCGCTCGATTGCGCTGCTGGACACGGCCTTGCGCCGTCGGTTCACCTTCAAGGAGCTGATGCCGAAACCCTCTGTCCTGTCCCTGAATGTCGGCGGGATAAATCTCCAGAAGCTGCTGACCACGATCAACGACCGCATTGAGTATCTGTTCGACCGCGAACACCAGATTGGGCACGCCTATTTCACCGGCTGCAAAACGCGAGAGGCCGTCGAGGGAGTGATGCGGCACAAGGTCATTCCGCTCCTGTCCGAGTATTTCTACGAGGATTGGTCGAAGGTCGCTGCCGTTCTGGGCGATGGCCCGCAGGGCCCATCCCGGTTTCTGGAGGCGCGCCGCCTGACTGCGCCGCCGGGAATTGCCGCGGATGATTTCAGCGGCGAGAGACTGCGCTGGCGGGTGAAGGACCAGTTCGACTTCTCCGAGTTCGCGGCCTGATGCCCGCCTACTCCGTGCGCGAATGGGAGTCCGTGCCCCATGGCGATGGGGAGGGATGCATTCCCCCGCATCTTGCCCAGCGCCTTGTGACTCTGGCCAAGGCATCTCCTTTCGCCGGGCGTGGCGGCGGTGGCGTTCTCGAGGATCGGCGCCATGACCTGCGGGCGCGCGGGGTGGTTGGCGTTCTGGCGGTGCCGGGCTGCACGCTGGAAATCCTGCCGAAGATCGACGTCGGCGAGAAGGAAGGCTCGGCCCAAGAGACGCGCGAGATCCGCAAGCGCCTTGTGCACATGCTCGCAGTGGCCCTCAATCTCAAGGTCGAGACCGGGCGCATGACCGACCTCGACTGGCAGCGCGAAACGCTGCTGGAAATCCTGATCCGCATCTTTTGCGACAAGCTGACAGAGGCGGTTCGGCGAGGCATGCCGCGGCGCTACACCCTCCACGACGACGACCTGCCGACGTTGCGTGGATCGCTGGATATCCCGCGCCAGTTCACCCGTCACATCGCAAACCCGGGCCGTCTGGCCTGCCGGTATGACGAGTTGTCCGAGGATATCGCCCTCAACCGCATCATGAAGGCGACTATCACGCATCTGGCGGGCATGTCGCGCAACGCTACGAATGTCCAGCGGCTGCGGGAACTGGCCTTCGTTTATGCCGAGGTCGCGGAGGTGCAGCGCCCGGCCCTGCGGTGGGACGATGTTGTCATCGACCGCACGAACAGCGCGTGGCAGGAACTCTTTGGAATGGCGCAACTGTTTCTGCGCAACCGATACCAGACCACCAGCGCCGGGTCGGGGCAGGGATCGGCACTGCTGTTCGAGATGAATGCCCTGTTCGAGGAGTACATCGGCCGTCTGGTGACGCGGGCGCTGGCGGGGTCCGAGTTCCGCGTGACCCTGCAGGGCGGCCGACTATTCTGCCTGACGTCGCTCGATGAGGATCGTGCGGTATTCCAGACCAAGCCCGATATCCTGATCAAACGGGCCGATCAGGTTGTCCATGTGATCGACACCAAATGGAAGCGGATTTCCGCCCGAGTAGACGATCCGAAGCAGGGGGTGTCCCAAGCGGATATCTATCAGATGATGGCCTATGCCCACCTCTACAAGGCCCCGCGGCTGACGCTGCTTTATCCCCACCATGCGGGCCTGGGCGACGAGGAAGGGATCCGCGCGCGGTTCCGGGTGACGGGTCAGGAAACACTGCTGGAAACGGCGAGCTTCGACATCTCCACCGGTGCCGACCTTGTGGACCGCATCTTGAACCGAATTCTTGCTGGAATCGACAAGGCAGCTTTGGAACTTCAGTGACCGGCAGTGGTAAGTGCCCGGCATGTGCACAATTGTGCCCATGCCAGACTAACCTTCTGCCGATGACCTTCAGTTGATTTCCACTGGCTTCAGCTGCACCACGTTTGAGCCCGATGCAGCCAAGGGCCGCCCGAAAATCTCAATTTCTCCGATGCGTGGCAGCGACAGTCGCTGCCGGGCTTGTTCCAGCAACAACTCACTTCCGGATTCAATCGCTTCAACAGCCCGGCGCAGCATGCGGGGCCTTTCTAGCGGCATTTCCTTGTCAAATGGTTCGCCTCGCTTCCCGCGGTAACCATTCTTTGACGCGCGCATATTCAAAGCACGGGCCCATTCCGGGTCACATACTCCCAAATCCTGTGCCCGCCTGATTTGAGCGAGGATCGAAATTCCCCACTCCTGCTTATGTGAAGCAAACTCCTCAAGTGAGGGGTAACGCACATTTTTCAGAAATGCGTCACGCGGAAAAAGAAGCGCGGCCGCGAACCTGTGCGCTTGCTTCTCAATCGCCTGGTATGTTTGCGCGTGGCGTACTTCCTTTTCTGCAACCGTGCCGAAATGCGCGAGCACATGATAAAGTTCATGCGCAAGATTGAACCGCATCCGGACAGCGGATGACTCGAGGGTGTTCACGCCGACGATTGGTCGAGCAATGTGGTCTGCCCATCGCGAATACCCCGATTGCTTTTCGTTCTCGATCTCGAAAGCGAGTACTGGGATGCCGATGTTTTCCAGAGCCAAACACATGTCTGGGATCGGATAGGATCCGATCCCCCAAACGCTGCGGCAGTAATCAGCAAAGTCCTCAATCCGTTCATTCGATACGGCGGCCCAATTCGTCGGCCAATCATCCTGATGCGGAAGCTTGAGCTTTGGGAAGTCAACAAACTCTGACAAGATATCGAAGGCTTCTGCTGCCCATTCGATCCTTTGTGCAGTTTTGTTTTGCGACCGCAGCGGCTCAGATGCCTGCCGCCGCCAGAAAACCGGACCGCTCATGGGCGGCGGCAAGGGCCGCATGAAGAACTGCCTCGGGAATGCAGTTTTCTCAACAATAGCATCGAACGTGTCTTGCCGCGGAAGGGATTCGCCCGCCTCAAGTGCAGACAAGGCATTGGACGAAATATCCAGCATGCCGCTCAACGCAGTCTTGGTAAGCCCCCGAGCTTCACGAGCTTGTGTCAGGCGCCCGCAGATGAATCCTTCTACGCGTTTCATTGTTCAAAGGCTCTCTCTCCCAAGTTTTTCTTGAGCGTCACAACAACGCGATCTTCCTGTGTCGGGCGCGCCGTCTTTGTTTTGTCGAACGTCGACCAGTCGAGCATGGCGCCCAGCTCACCGTTCATCACGTTCGCCTTGATCAGCCATGAGCCGAATGAAGCATCGGGGACGACAACCCGCATCATCTCGAGCGCGGTGTCACGACGGTTGAAGCCGCCTATCCGCATCCCATGTTGAACGACGACTAGGATGGTGTTCCGAGCGTCAATACGTTGTCTCCAGCCATCCCCAAGGTCCATCTCAAGTTGCCGGATCGAGAAATGCGAAGCCGCAAGATCAGCTTTGTATGCGGCCTGATCAGGGCGAGACAAAAGGCTGTCAATCGGCTCGGTTATGATCAACAGCTGGCCAACCTGCCCAACCACGATGGCTTGACCGTTGCAGGCCAGTGTCTTGACCTGAAACGGAGCGCCATGCTCTCCACACGCGCGCATCAGAGCACGCATCCCGTTGCTCCTACGCGCGCTACGCACGACGCGCAGATCGACTTTATCCCATTCCGAACTTGGACGAGGAACAACGAAACCACCCGGTGGGCTAGCTACGTCATCGTAAGCCTTTGAGTACTCGCCACGAAGACCATCCTGCAGCGAGACCAGGAAGGGCTCTGGAAGATCTCGTTGCAGGACATTCAAAATATCTGCTTCACTCACCGTATCGCCCTTCGACATGAAGTTTGGCGGAATATACGTCGAAAAAGACCAAGTGGCAAGACGTACCGCTGGTATGGTGTTTCCAACGTGGGCAGCGATTTCGGTGCCTCACTCAAGCCGGAGGGGCGAGTGTCCCTTAGTTCGACCTCACTCTCTTGTCGGCGACCGACCAAACGACCGACCCAATGGTCAGCAGCGCGCCGATGACTGGCTCGATATCGGAGGCTTGAACGTAGCCCTTGGCGACCAGCGCGGTGCCCGCGACGGTCAGGATTTGGCGGATGAGGGCGAGGATTGCAGGTTTCAGCATGGTGGTCTCCAGTTCAGATTTCATTGGTGGTTGCGAGGAATTCGCCCGGCTTCATGGTCGGCAGGCGTTGGGGGCGGGGCGGAAAGGTCGCGGGCCAGCGCGCGCCCAGAAGGCGTGACTTGGCGATGCGGGCGATGGTGACGGCGTCGGACTGGTTGCCGCCCAGCACGTAGAGATGCGTGTCATCCTGGCCGACCGCGAATCCGACGTGGCCGCCGGAACCGCGCTCAAAGATCAGCACAGCACCTGTGACGGGTTTGGTCTCCTGCCCGAAGAGCAGCCAGTTGCGCGCCCAATAGGGATTGGTGCCCAGCGCGCCGAGAAGCGGCTCATCCGGCAGGGCCATGCGGATGCAAGTTTCCACGAAGTCGCCGCACCACGGGTTCTTGCTGGGGTCGCCCAAGGAGCGGCCATCACGCTTCAGCCAGTCCATCAGCCAAGATCGGTCGCGCGCTTCGTTGCGGCCCAGCGCTGTTTTCGCCTCGGTGATCCATGGCAGCGGGCCGGATGGGGCCAAGGCGGCCGACCGTCCATTTGCAGACAGCAATTGCTTCAGCGCCCGTGCGGTGCGGACACCCCATTGGCCGTCGATGGCACCCGGGCTGTGGCCCAGTTTGTTCAACCCGCTCTGGATCAAGCGGATGGCGTCGGTCTGGTCGGTGGACATGAAAACGCTCCTTTAGCCCGGCCTCGGGCAACAAAAAACCCGCCTCGGGGGCGGGTGGGGTGGATCGACGTAGTGGTGTGTGGTGATCGTCAGTCGGTGCGGCCGCGCTGGAAGGCCTCGAACATCACGTCCCGCATGGCGCGGATGTCGGTCTCGATGCGTTCCAGCCGGTCGGCATCGGCCTTGCGGTCATCTGCGCGCTGTTTGTCGGTTCGCTCGCGTTCGAGGTGCAGTTCCCGGTCGAGCCGCTCCAGCATCGCTTCATTGGTGAATGCCTTGCGGGTGACGGTGGCGGCGATGGCCAGAGAACCACCGACCAGCGCGGTGATAGCTGCGGTCAGGCCGTTTTCGCGGAAGGCCTGGCCGACCTCCTGCAGGATGGTGGTGCGTTCGGTCATGATGGTCCCTTCAATAGTCCGTTTCGAGATAGAGGCCCGCGCAGTCGTAGGCCACGGCGGCGGCAGTCGCGCCGGTGTTCAGGTAAAGGCGCGGCGAGAGGAATTGCGTGTTGGCGGGCAGGTCGGTTGTGATCTCCTGCTCAAAGACCGCGCCGGTGACTTCGTTCACCGCCCGCACCCACACTGATGTTCCATTGGGTGGCGCGGCGATGAATAGGGTCAGCACGCCACCCAGTGCGATACCGAAGGGCGCGCCCATGTCGGTCAAGGTCGGCGCGCCGGTGCCGTCATTGGTGACCAGCTGCCAGTTGGCATGGGTGCCGCGCTGGAAACCGATGCCGACCGCATTGATCGCCGCAGCCAGCGTCAGGTTGACGGCCAGCGCGGCGATTGAGCCGTAAAGACCGAAGAAGCCCATGCCGGTCGCCTGCAGAGTGGTCAGCGAAATCCGCGTGACATAGGTCCAGCCACCCAATCCGGCCGCATTGCCACGCCAGCATGCCCACCCGGCCGAGCGCTGTTCGGCGACCGAATCCACCACCGCAGCCGAGGTAAGACGCCAGCGCCGCATGCTGGCGGCGAGGTTGGTGGCGGCCAGCGTCGGGTGCGACACGGTGCCGACGTTGGTGATAGGCAGACCCTCGGTGGTGATCGTGGTCGTGATCGAAGGCGACCAGTTGGCAATCCTGTTCACCCCGAAATGCGGCTGCAGCGGAAAGTCACGTCCTGAGGGCCGCATCACGTCGATCCATGGGGCCCCAGCGCGGTTGCGGGCGTAGACCGAGGTCTTGCCCGAGGGTGGTGGGGCCGGAGCCGCATTCAGCCCCGGCAGCACGGTTGGCTGCGGCAGTTCCACCTGGCCATTGGTCCGGTCGACCACAATGGCATCGAAGAACGTCGACCCATTCGGGCTGACCTTGAAGCTGAAGTTGTCGTTGCCGAGAAGGCCTATCAGAGCCCGAACCGAGAACCCGGTCTTGAAGGCGAAGGCGGCGTCATTCCCGGCAGCCGCCTTGTTGACAGTGGCTTCGATCCCCGCGCCTGCGTTGTTCAAGAGCACCGCAGGCGTGTTCATCGACAGGCGGTTGAAGCTGTCGGCCGTCGCCCCACCAAGGCCCAGAAGCTGAGCGGTCAGGTTCGCCTGCGGCATGCCGACCTGTGTCACTGCATTGGCGAAGGTCACCGTGGGCGTATTCATGACCGTTGTCCCGCCCGCCCCAGCTGTGGCCGACCCGATGTTGACAACCGTTGTCGATCCGGATGCGCCGCCGGTGCCGAGGTTCACAGTCTTGGTGACGCCGGTGGTCGTGGCTCCAGTGCCCATGCCGTAGGTGGCGGTCGTCGTCGCCGTGCCGATGGTGGCCGCGGCCGCCGAAACCGTGACGGTGCCCGAGGCGGTCAGAGTGCCGGAGAAGGTCTTGCTGCCGCTGAAGGTCTGAGTGCCCGCGAGGATCGCCAGTTCCGACGAGGTGTTTGGCAGGGTGAAGGTCCGGGTCGTGCCGCTAGTGATCCCGGACAGCGAGAACAGCGCCTTCTTGGTCGGATCGGCCTCGTTCACCAGACTAAAGATGGCATCCGACACATCAACCGGTTCGCCGACCGAATCCCAGGACGACCCATTCCAGACCAGAAACATCTGTTCTGCCGCGATCCACGCCAACCAACCCGGGCGGGGCACCAGCCGCATCCAGACCCCATCGACCCAGAAGGCCACGTTCAAATCCCAGCCTGCCCAGAGGCCTGTCGCGCCCGATGCCACGATATGTCGGTCGCCATCGGTCGGGCTGACTGGTGGGGCGGTGAGGATGCGGTCGAGGACCGACAGCTGCACCATCGCGTCCAGCAGCCGCAGCGCTTCATTGTGGGTGACATGCTTTTGGGCCTGCGATGCCAGGATGTAGGGCAGCAGGAGGTGGGTGGTGATGTCGGACATGGAGGCCGCTTTCAGAAACTGAGGGTGACGGATCGCCCAGCACCCCGGCCGATCAGGGCGGAGAGCTGGTAGATGCGGATGGCGAGGGATTGGCCAGGTCCGAGAGGCGCCCCCCAATCGGTGGTCTGCTGGGCGGCGGTGTAGAGGGCGCTGGTTGTGGCAGTCGTCAAGGATCGCTTGACAACTGACCCATCCAGAATGTCGACCTGATAGGCCTCACTGTCCTCGGCCAAGGGCACGTCGCCAGCGCCCCACGTATCAGCGGCCAATGACCGCGACCGGCGCGTCCAGTGGATCGTGAGGTCGCCGGGGCTGCGGGCAGTGCGCCAAGGCTGTTCGACATGGGCCACCGAAAACGGCCGCAGCCCAGCGCCTTCCGGGGTGAAGCTGGTTGCGACAAAGGTCTCGTCGCTGGCTGGTTTTGATGCAGGACCGATCCGCCAGTTCCAAGGCAGACCCAGATCGACTTCGGAGATCGGCAAGGAGGCCACGGCAGTGTCGAGAACCACGACGCGTGCGCCGCTCGGCACCATGCTGACCATCGCACCTTCGGTCCCACGCTGGCCGCGCAGCAATCGGGTGAGCCGATAGCGGCCGGGCGCGATCAACTCGGCCGCGCCCGCCTGGACGATTTCCCATTGCCCAGCGCCGGTTTCGACTGCCAGCGCATTGGCTCCGCCCAGCAGCGTTAGGTCCGTGACGCTTTCCAAGGTGCCGGAATAGAGATCGGCGACCAGCGCATTGCCCAGATCAAAGCGCGAGACCGGCCCGGCAAAGAAGTCCGCCGCCAGCACACCCATGCGTGCCCGGGTGCCAAAGGTCGTCAGCAGCGCAAAGCCATCCGTTGCGGCGCTGCGGTAGACGGCAATCTCGCCGGGCCATGGTTTGGCCTGCGCCGCGACCATGGGCCGATGCGCAGGCTGATCTTCGCGCAACTGTGGCAGGTCCAGCAGCAGCACATCCGGCGCGCCAAACACGGTCGGCGTGGACAAGGACGCAGGGCGCGGTTCGCCGGGTGGCAAGTCATAAACCGCGCGATCCTGGCGCACCGCATCGACGCTGCGCAGGTCGGAGTCAGCGATGGACACGAGCCGCATTTCCGTCAGGCGGCCATCGTGGTCCAAGAGGATCACATCGCAGGGATCCAGCGCCAGACGCGAGGGCGGCAAACGGAAGACGGCACTTTCCCGACCCACCCAAGCTTCCATCAGCGCGCGACGACAGCGGCGTTCGGCCTCCTCTGGCGGAATTGCCATCGGGAAGGACTCGGACGCGATGCGGGTGGTGTCGACGGTGATCCGGCGCGCTTCGACCTGTGCCGCGTCGTAATCCTCGTCGGCGCGGGCGACTTGCCACTTCAGCGCTTGCGGCAGTTCGGTTTCCTGCGCCCGGGTCAGTTCCATCACATCGCCCTGCGCAGAGGCGGGGGCCACCATGCTGTCGGGCGTCACCGTGGCGCTGGCGATCCGGCCCCGCATCAGGAACTTGATCCGCCCCTCGCTTTCCACGGCATCGAAGCCAAAATGCCGCGCCAGCGTGGAAATGGACGCACGCGGGGCTTCCAGAGCGGAGATCACATAACCCTCGACCGCGCCCCAGAGGCCTGTCACGTCGATGAGTTCCTCGGGCATTCCCGCGCGCAGGCAAAGGTGGCGCACCAGTGCCGCCAGCGATACTGCGCCCAGCCGCCCGGTCAGCCAATGCCCCAACCGCCAGTTCGGCCCATCGGTCCAGACATCGGTCAGCTCGGGGAAGAACGGATAGGGCCGGGCATCCCAGGTCCAAGCCGCGCATTCGGGGACATGCACCATGCGCGCCCCATAGACAGATGACGTCGGATTGTTCGCCGCGGCATCCCAGAACAGATAGGTCGCCTCCAGATAGGCGCGCTGGATCGCATCATCTCGCCAGCCGCGCGAAAAATAGGGCGTGAAGCTTTCCGACGATTTCGGGTCGAAGAACACGTTCGGCTGATTGGTGCCGCGGTCAATCGCCGGGCACCCCAGCTCCGTAAACCAGATCGGCTTGGACTGCGGCACCCATGCCGTCTGCGTGCCGCTCTCGACGCCGCCCGGGCGGTTGAAGTGCGGGTTTTGCCACCAGGCGCGCAGATCCTTGAAGCGAAAGACCCATGGCTTGGCGACAGCACCATCGGTGATCGGGGTACGGTTCTGCGCGGTTCGATCAAGGGCGCTGGCATAGAACCAATCGAAGCCTTCGCCGCCAGTGATGTTCGATTGCAGGTAGGTCCGGTCATAGATTGCAGGCGCCAGCGCGGCATCGGCATGATCGAACCCGTCGCGCAAATCGGACAGCGGCATGTAGTTGTCGATGCCGATGAAATTGATGTTGGCGTCAGACCAGAGTGGGTCGAGGTGAAAGAACACATCGCTGCTACCGTCGGCAGGGTGGTGACCGAAGTATTCCGACCAGTCGGCGGCATAGCCGACCTTGGGTCCAGCGCCGAGGATGGAACGCACATCGGCAGCAAGGGATTTGAAGGCGGTGACGGCAGGATAGGTGCTGGCACCCGAACGGATCGTGGTCAGACCGGGCATTTCCGACCCGATCAGGAAGGCATCGACGCCCCCGGCCGCTTTGCACAGATGCGCGTAGTGCAGGATCATCCGGCGAAGGGACCATTCGCCGAAAGGACCAGTCCAGCTGACAGTGGTGCCTGACACGCTGAAGTTGGCGGGCGTCGCCGTTCCGAACAGCGCCGATACTTGCGTGGCGGCAGTGGCGGTTTTATCCACCGATCCTGCAAAACCTGCGGCTGGGGAACAGGTGATCCGGCCGCGCCAGGGGAATGAGGGCTGGCCAGCGGTGGCAGCATTGGCGCTGTAGGGATTGGGCTTGGTGTTCCCGGGCGGCACATCCATGAGCAAGAAGGGATAGAAGGTCACGCGCAAACCGCGTGCCTTCATCTCCTGGATCGCCTGCACCACTGCGAAGTCAGCAGGCGTGCCACCATAAACGGGACGGTCCTCGACATCGCGGCTGACCAGAAACGCATCGGCGCGTGCAACGCCGTTCACGACCCAAGCCGAAGGCGTGGTGGTCTTGGCCGCCACCTCGACGCCAGGACGCACCTTGCAGTTCCCGGTGCGCAGATCATCGCCGAACCAGGCAACCACCAGGCTGACGCTTTCCACCGCCGGAGCGAGGGACTGCAGCCGGTCCAGCGCCACCACGATGTCGGCGGTGTCGGTGATCGCGTTAAGGTTCTCGGCCACAGTTGCACCGCCGGAGCCGGTGGATTTTTTGACCGGGGCGGTCGCATAGGTGAACTCGCCCGAGGCCGGGATCATCGTCACCGCCTTGACCAGCCCTTCGGCAGTGTCGGGATCCGCGAGCGGCCGGAACACCTCAAAGCTGATCTGCGGCAGGCGGTTGCCGAAAGCGCTGAGGTTCAGTTCCTCGAACACGACATAGGCGGTGCCGCGATAGCCGGGGGTGTTGGCGGCACCCATTTTTGCAGCGATGAAGGGATCGGGGGACTGAACCTCGTCACCCGGATACCAGCGCCAGGTCACGCCGGTCATGTCCATGGCTTTGCCGTCGGCCCAGACGCGGCCGATGCCGGTGATCTCGCCCTCGCACAGCGCTATGGCGAAGGACGCAAAGTAGAGATACTCGGTCGTCGTGACCTTTGGCCCGCTGCCCTTGCCACCGCCCTGGCTGGTTGTGTTGACCTCCTCGCGGAAATCCGTGGCCCAGATGATGTTGCCGCCGATGCGCATGCGACCGAACAGGCGCGGGATCACAGCGCCTTCGGTCGAGGAGGTGATGCGCAAGCTGTCCAGCCGCGCGCCCTCGATCCGTTGGGCCGGGGCGAGGGACGACACGATCCAGTTGTCGACGACCGACCCGATGGTCGAGCCGATGAAACCGCCGATCGCCGCGCCGGAAAAGCCGAGGATGGCGCCGCCAAATGCGCCGCCAATCGCGGAGCCGACGGCGCCGAGAACCAAAGTTGCCATGTGCGGGGTCTCAATCTCTGGGGAACAGGAATGCGAAGGCGATCTTGCGCGCCCACGTCGGGGTCAGGACTTCCTCGACAACGCCCAGCCGTTCATAGGCGTGGATGAAACGGTCGGGGCCGGTCAGGATCCCGACGTGCTTGGCGATGGCGCGCGGGGCCATCCGGAACAGGATCAGTGTGCCGGGCCCGGCGTGAGAGGGCGTAATTTCTTGCATCATCTGGCGCGCGCCTTCCGCCAGCACCTCGCGCGGACCGGTCTCGCCCCAATCCCGGCTGTAAGGCGGAATGGGGAAAGGCTCGTCGCCGACTACCTCACGCCAGACACCGCGCGCGAGGCCGAGGCAATCGCAGCCGACACCGCGCAGACTGGCCTGATCATGGTAGGGTGTGCCGAGCCAGCTGCGGGCGGTGGCGACAACGATAGCTGGATCGGCGGCCATCACAGCACGTTTCCTTCATGGCCGCCGTCCTGACTGGCATAGCGCAGGACCGCATCCTGACCGGGGATGTTGGGGAAGCCCCGGAAGTTGGCCGTGTTGGCGAACTTTGCGCTGCAGGTCGCGATGCTCTTGTCGCAGCCCGCGCAGGCGATGAAGCTGTCGCCCTCGGCGATGGGCAGAACTGGCGCTTCCAGTAGAGTCAACATGGCGATGGCATCGGCCAAGCCATTAGACAGCACCTCGGTGATGCGGCCGGCATTCGCCCCGCTGGTCCAGGTCAAGGTGCCGGAGGTGAACCAGCCAGCGTCAAACCCGGACAACCCCGAGGCCATGAACGCCCGGTCGCGCAACAGGTCTGTCACGACACCCATGCCCTTGTAGATCGGGTTTTCCAGATCGATCCCGCAGCGCAGATCGCCAAGTGCAGCATCGCATCCCGCCTGAAACGTTCGCCCGACCGTCTGACCGAGGACATGCGCGAGGCTGCGCACCTCGGCGACAAAGGCCATGCGGCCACGACGGATTTGCCCGACAGCACCCCGGCGCAAGAGTACGCGCTGGCTGGTATCGGCCCAATTGACCCGCCACAGCTCCACCGCCGCATTGTCCCAGCGCCCATAGAGAATGTCGGTTTCGGTGATCCGATCCGAGGTCAGCACGCCGGTCGCATCCTGCGCATCGACGGACAGATCGGAGCCAGAACGGATTTCCGAGGCGGCGAACCCGCTTTCCGGCTCAAACCCGGTGCCATCGAAGGTCAGCGCGCGATCATGATCAGTAAAGCCCAGTGCCACGCCGTCGGCGCGGCTGATCCGCCAGCACCAGGACAAGGTCGTGGTGCCGTCATCGAGATGGGCCTGCAATGCGGGGGAGAGGGCTTTCATCTGCGGAGTTCCAGAAGCGGGATGGCGGTGATCGATCCCAGCCGTTCAAAATCGAGTGTCACATCGAGGGTGTCGCTGTCGAAGCGCACCGGCACATCGAATTCGAAGCCCGCCCGCACGATGACGCCGCCCGCTGGTGCAGTGGTGAAGGTGACGACGCCAGTCGTCGTGTCCACGATCCAGCCTGACATCTGCTCGACCATGCCCAGCGCGACGCGGACGGTCCCGGCGACAGGTTTGGTGATGGTCCTGACCGATGTCTGCGCGCCGGATGTATAGCGTTTCGACAGCTGGAAGGTTTGCAGGCTGCCGGTCCCGGTGCCGATCTGCTGATCGGTTGGGGAGATCGCCTGCGACGGCAGGGCAGATTTGTAGTCCGCCCAATCCTTGTAGCGAAACCCATGCAGGCGACCGTTCCGCGCCTCGAAGAAGGCGACAACCGATGCCAGATCGTCGGCGCGGCGGATGCCATAGGCGATATCATAGCGGCGGCGGCTGTCGGCCCAGCTAGCGTTTCGTTCCTCGTCGCCGCTCGCCAGCTCCACTACTTGCGTGCGCCGTTCTGGTCCGCCCCGTGCCCCGCGGCTGATGTTGTCGGGGAAGCGCACTTCATGGAACGCCATCACATGCCCCTCCGGCCAAGGGACACCGCGCGGGCGATATCGGCCGCGACTTGCGTGCGGGATTGCCGGAAGCTTTCGGCGTCACGGGCCATGATGGTGACTGAGACGTTCGGGGCCGCGCCTTGCCCTTGGCCATATCCAGCCGCCTCGCGGCGTGACAGAACCCGCTCGCCCCGCTGCAGAATTGCAGGCACTTCGTCAGGCTTGATTCCGGCCCAACCGCCTGCGTGCATGCGCGGGGCACTGGCGAATGCCGTGGCCGGGACCATACGACCGGGTCCTGGTGATCCGACCATGCCTCCCGCATGCAGAATGTTGGCAAAGATGCCACCCGCACCGCTCAGCGCGCCCGATAGCGCGTTGGCGATGGGGCCGAGAATGAAGCGCCGCGCCGCCAGTTTCGCGAGATCGGCAATCATCGATGTGACCAGGTCGCGGAAGTCCAGCTTGCCGGTTTTTACAAACTCGCCCACGGCATTCTCCGCCGAGGTGAAGGCGCTGACCAGTGCATTGCCGATATCGCCGCCGATGTCGCGGGCCTTGGCAGCATAATCGGCGAGCGTGGCCACGGCCGCCTCCCATCCGGTCTTGGCCACTTCGGCTCCGGCCGCAGCAGCGGCACCGGCGCCACCGGCGGCGCGCCCGGCCTCGGTCATCGACTCGTCCAGCCGGTCGGCAGCGTCTACGGCCCCGTCCAGTGCGGATTCGCCCTCGCTGCCCGCCCCGGCAACGGCATCCTTCAGCGCTTGCCAGCTTTGCATCGGACGGGTGGCGGCATCGGCCAGCATGCCAGAAGCCTCGCGATAGGCTTCGGCCCGGGCGGTGGCATCCTCCGCCATCCCCGTAAGGCCAAGATCGGGTGTGGTGACGTAGGTCTGCGCCATCGCCGCCGAGAAGGCTTCGGCCGCAGCGGCTCCGGCCGCAGCGGCTGATCCTGCGAAGGGATTGTCGATCCGGCCCAGCGCGACTGGATCGAGCGTGCCGATCCGCGCGCCACCTTCTCCCACGGCCCAATCGGGCAAGAGGTCGAGAGCTGCGTTCAAGCCGTTGATGAAGTTGTTGATGCGGGTGACGACGCCATTCAGCATGGCTTCCACCCCGCCGATAAGACCGTTGGCGGCCTGGAAGGCGAAATCGCCGATGGCACTCGGCAGCTGGCCCCAGATCGCCTTCACCGCATCATAGGCCCCCTTGAAGATGCCAGCCGCCGAATTGGCAAAGCTGGTCACCGCCTCCGCCGATGACTGCATCGCGCTGTAGATCGTGGCCTGCAGCCCGGCCCAGCTGGCCTCAATCTTCGACCAGGCCGAGGCCGCGCCAAGGCCGATGCGGTCCCAGACCTCGAGCGCCAGGTCCTTCAGAAGGCCAATCGCCGCGCCAAACCCTCCTGCACCTGCGACGAGCCGGGTGAACTGGAACACCAACTCGCCAGCGCCGACGATCAGCGCACCGATGCCGGTCCGGATCAATGCGCCGCGCAGAATGACGAGACCGGTGGCGAGCCCGCGTACGGACAGCGCTGCCGCCGCCAGCCCCGCCACCCAGCGCCCGGCCATCAGCGTGGCGAAAGTGGCCGCATAGGTGGTCAGGCGACCAATATTGTCGAAAAGGGCGTTGATCGCGATGCCAATCGGGCCAGTGCTGCGCGCCATATCGGCCAGCGTATTGGCGATGGTTTCCAGCGCTGGAGCCACGGCCGCCGTCAGCCGGTTGGTCAGCCCCAGCCAGATCAGGCTGAGTTTGGCGATGGCGTCGCCGGTGCGCTCGATCTGAGCGGCGTCGGCCGCGCTGACCGCCACGCCGAAATCCCGCACATCCTGCGCCGCTTCGCGCAAGGTCGCGGGATCGATGCGCAGAAATGCCAGTGCCGCCTTGTCGCCGAAAAGGTCAGAAGCGACAGCAGCCCGTTCGGCTTCCGGCACAAACCGGTTCAACGCTTCCTGAATGGCGACGATGCGCTGGTCGAGTGGCAGGGACTGCAGTTCGGCGGCGGTCAGGTTCAACCGCTTCAAGGCCCCGACCGCCGATCCTGTTCCTGTTGCCGCTTCTGACAACCGGGTGGTCAACTTCTTGGTTGCCTGTTCGATCTCGCCCATGGAAACCCCGGCCAGTTCTCCAGCCCAAGTCAGCACCTGTAGGCTTTCGACTGTGGTTTTTAGCGAAGCGGCCATGTCGGCTTGCGCGCCGATGGTTTCCAATCCGGATCGGACCATGGCTACGCCAGCGGCGGCGGCGGCAACCGTCACTGCGGCCAGGGCAATCCCTGCCTTGCGGGCGAAGCTGGCCAGCCGAGTGTTGGCCAGTTCCATCTCGGTCGAGAGGCGACCAAAACTCCGCGCGCCCGCATTACCGATGCCTTCCAGCTCCGCACGCACCTGGCGGCCGCCCTCCGCGACGAGGCGGACGCTGACCCTTTTTTCAGCCATCGCGGCCTCCTTCCATCTGTTCGTTCAGCTTGCGCACCATGACCGCCTCGATCTCGGGCAGCAGCTCGGCGGCGATCATGGTGTCGATGCCCAGCGCCTGTGCGAGGGCGAGGGCAGCGCCCATGTCCCAACCGAGGACCGCGCCGGGGATCACGCGGAGTTGCCCGCCAAGGCGGCCGACCAGATCCCAAACCTGCCAGCTTTCCGGCGTTTGGGGTCGGTTCAGTCTTGCAGGGCAGTCGGGGCAGGCAACTTGGCAGGCCGCGCAGTACCGGTTGCCACCGCCGAAGGACCAGTCGGCGAGGGCGCGGAGACGTTTTTTTCGGCGTCCAGGATCAGACCCTTGGCAACATACTGCGTCTGGAAGGCCTCGAAGACCGGCCAGATTTCCAAGAGGGCGTCGATGCCTTCGGGCGTGACGGGCACGATATTGCCTGCGTCGTCGCCGACGCCCTCCCAATCCAGTACCGCACGACGGGCTACGGCTTTCGCCATGGCGAGGGCCAACGCCTCCTGCGACGCTCCATCGGGCAAGGCTTCAATGGCCGGATCGGCCCGGGCCGAGACCATCAGGGCAGTTGTCAGCGGGCCGACGAGCAGGCGCAGGCCGGGGGCGAGGTCCAGCCATTGCGGCGTGGCGGTCAGGTTCAGTCGGATCATGATCAGTATCCTGTAAGGGTGTTGACGAGAACGGCGGTGCACATGCGGGCGGGGCTGGTGGCCTTGGCCGCCATCCAGTCGAACGTCGCCTGCACGCCCTGGGGCCCGGCGATCTCGATGCGCGGGCGGGGTAGATAGACGGCGTGGGCAGTGAAGGTGAAGCTGGCGTTGGCCCCGAGGCTGTAGTTGAACTCCAGCTCGCAGGGGGTTCCGTCGATGGCTTGGGTGATCAGTGCCGTGTCGGAAAACCGCACCTCGATCCGTCCCGACAGGGCCGCCATCGCGGGATCGGCGCCATCGATGCGGCCATCGCCGCGGATGGTCTCGATCCGGTCGAGGTTGTTGGAATAGGTGATCTCGGCGGAGACCACATTGCCCAAGGCCGAGCCGTTGCGCTTCACCGTGCCGTTGAAATGGCCGAAGCGCTGCAAGCCCAGCGCCGTGGGCGTGCCAGCCGCAGTGGCGGCGGCGATGGTTTCGCCTTGAGCTACAAGGCGGGCGGTGGCTGTCAGCAGTCCGGAGCGCTGCATTTGCCACGTCAGCTGATCCAGAACGCAGCCGGAATACATGGCAAAGCGGGGCACCTCCGGCATCGCCGTCTCAATGGCCATGCTGGGCAGCGTCCAGTTGCCCGACTGGAATGTGTGGGTCTTGGGCGTGGTGCCGCTGGTGACCGGCTGACCAAACGCTGCCTTCAGCCAAAACCCGAACGCCTCGACATCGATGGGGATCACCACCTCACCATCGGCGGTGACTGCATCCTTGATCGGGGCCAGCGGATCGCGGCCATAGCCAAGAAGTTCGGATTCCAGCAGCGGCTGCTCCGATCCCAGTGTAGTCCGGGCAAAGGGCATCAAGCGGAACCCACTCACCGGCGGGGTGCCGTAAACCGTCTCATACGCAAGCGCCATCTGCGCCCGCGCGCCTTGCGCACGTGCCATGGGGGTCTCCTTTATGTTGGGATGGTCAGGCCAGAGGGCCGGTGGTGGTGTAGTGTAACACGATGGTGACGATCGCCGCCTTCAGTGCTGCCGCGCCCTCGATGGGCAGATCGACCGAGGCTGGGGCTTCTGGTTCGACCCAATCGCAGAGGCCACCCAGCGTGCGGTCGGTTTCCAGCGCCGTTCCGATGGCGGCGATCAGTGTGTCGAAGGCGCTGGCCCGACCGGTGCCTGCCTGGACGACGACCTCCAGCTCCGCCCTGTGCTGATAGTGGTATCGCAGCGGCGACAGTGTCACTTCCGGTTCGCCCGGCTGGCCATCGCGCAAGATGATAAGCCCGGCCGCCGGGATCCGCTCTGGCAAGATATCATCGCGCAGATTAAGGGCGGCAATGGGCTGCAGCCGCGCATGCAGTGCGGCGAGGATGGTTTCGCGGGTGGTGGGCATTTCGGAGCTGTTCCAACGGAAATTGCCGGTGGTCGCGATGCTTTTGCAAGGCGATGCAGGGCGTTAGACGCAGCGTCGAGATCTGACGGTCAGATCTGATTGAGCTTGCTGCTTTTCATCGGGACTTCGAACATGGCACCGCCTCCGACCAACTCGGCCTGCTTTTCGATGGTTTCCCAAAGCGCCATCAGGCGTTCCATCTGCTTGGTCAACTTGGCCTTCTGAAGCCCTGATGCGAGGAAAAATCCGACCAGCTTCGAACTCTTGAACGCCTGTTGTTCGGCCTTGTTTTTCGTGATCCGACGGTCTGCTGAGATAATGACCCAGTGGCCCTCCGCGTTCAAAGTCCCGATCCACTCGGTATCCTTGACCGCCGCGCCGAACTTTTCTCTCAGGTGAACGACCTCGTGTTTGCCAGCGAAAAGGGCGGCGAGCGCTTTCGCCATGGCCGGAGGCAGGTTTTCATCAACCATCACCTTCAAGCGGCCATCAGCTCCTCATGGAACCTGACGGCATCCTGGACGACCGACTTTTCGACTTCGTACATCGCAGCTACACGAGACAGAGAGCCTTCAGCCTTGACGGCTTCTGCCAGCACAATCGTCGGGACACCAGAGGCGGACGCAACTGGCTGGCCGAAGGATCGTGTCGGGTCGACGACAATACTGTCCTTGCCCCGATACGGACGCCACCGCGTGACGATGTCACCTTCCAGATCCAGATCCTTGAAGCTCTGCTCGACCACCTGCTTGAAAACGTACTGCTTTTCCTTGAGGTCGAGCAGCTTCGGTTCGCCAGCAGCTTCAAGGCTCTCGAGGAAGATCGTCCGCCCATCCGTCCGGAAACGCCCGGACGAAAACGGGCGATCTGTGTGCATGCATAGCCGCGCATAGTCGAGGCAGTTTCGCACAGCCTTGAGCCCGATGCCTTTTTCCAGAAATGCTCGGACAAATCGAAGCTCGATCAGGTCGCGAAAACTCAGTTCGATCTGATCATCGATCTTGGGGATATCTGGCACCCAAAGGGGGGCAACGTGGTGAAGTCCGTCATCTTCCTTGTAGTCATAACCATCCATCCACCGACGGAGCTTCCGCGGCGGGGCCTTCAGGAGCTGTGCTGCATCGACCAATGAGTAAAGGCCGACCCCAACAAACTCATGCATGGGCTTTTGGTGGTTCATGATGCTGTTTGTAGCTGCGTTGCGGCTGGAAGCAACAGGAATGGTCACATCCCATAGGCCTATTCCGACCAAGTTGGGAGCTGAGCAGCGTGACGCAACTGTTCGAACATTACTTTTCCATCCACGCCGCCACGATCAACCCCGGCACGCCGTCCACCGCCCGCTCCGCATCCCGCGCCAGATCCAGCCGCCTGCGCAGCTTGACCTGCGGCACCAACAGGAAGATCGGCACGGTGGTCAGTCCGCGGCCGGTTTTCGCGCGGGACGCCACTGCGCGTCCCTTGCTGTTCAACCGCCCCTCGGCCACCAGCAGGCTCGGCCCACGACGACGATAGATGAACCGCAGGCGCAACCCGGTGCGGCGTTCCCATTCGCCTGGCGTGATTCTGCCGCCCTTGGTGCTTTTGCCAGCAGCGGGGGTGGGGATCGCAAGCCAGAACCCATCCTTGGACCGGATCAGCGGCCCGGCGTCATGGGCGCCAATGATGACCGGGGCGTTCGACCAGACCAGCGCTGCCGCGTTCAGGCTATCGCCGGATTTCGGGAAGCTGGCGAGGCGGATGGAGTTGCCAAGTCGGGTGCCTAGGCCAGCGCCGGTGATCTGGCCGCGCCAAGCCGATTTCAGGGACGTGCCCGCTTCGCGCATCGCGGCCGACACGGCCTTTTCCCCTGCGGAAATCTCCGCCTGCATCAGGGCGACGAGGTCGGGATCGAACTGGACCTTCAGTTTCATGATGGGCGCAGGTCCAGTGTCCAGATCAGGCGTTCGCGGTCGCGCACCGGCTCGCCCTGAATGGTGAAGCTGTCGGTCCCGATCACGATCAGATCGCCCGTGCGGGGATCGGGCAGGTCGGACAAACGCACATCCACCATCATGGTGTCGCTGACAAAGCGCCCAGCGCCAAATTCGGTGATGCGATCCGGGGCACGGCGGATGACGTGTATGGGGCGTTCCTCGGACGTTGTGGCGGAAATCCAGACAGCGGCCACCGCCATGGACGGGTTGGCATAGATCCGGTCCATGGCGGCGGCGAAGACGTTCATAGACGGTCAGTTCGAGGTGTGGATGCGGATCGCGATGCGCGGCCGCTTATTCACCGGCAAGATCGAGGCTTCCGTCATCAGGTCGATCCAGCGACCCTTCTCGTCGAGGTGCTGGCGGGCGTAGAGCGGCAGGCCGAGGGTATTCGCCGCCTCCAGCAAGTTCGCCGGGCCGCCATAAGTGGTGAAGGTGTCCATCGTGCCCAAGGGGAAGGCGATGCCTTCGTTCGCCGGGACCAGCCGTTCGGTCGCCTTGGTGGAAAGCGTGACCGTGCCCGCGTATTCTTCGAACACGATGCCAGCGAAGGGGAAGTTGCGGCGCACATCCTGGCGCAAGGGCTGCGCGCCGGTCGCGGCATAGAACTTGTAGGCTTCCTCGGTCTTGGGATGCGCGATCAGCTTGTCGAAGAATTCGCGGCTGACGAGGGCGTGCACGTCCGACATGCTTTCGCCGAGAAGGTTGTCCTCGATTGCCCGCAAAACCTCGCGGACCTTGCTTTGAACGAGGGTGCCTGCCGTGCCCAGCAGGAAGTCCACCGAGATTTGCGCGAGGCCAAATTCGGTGAAGTAGTTGTAGAGGGTGGTGCCAGCGCCGTCCTTCACGATCCCGCGCAGCGCGTTCATCTCCATGTATTCGCGGGTCTGGGCATGCTTTCGGCGCATCAGCTGCAGCTTGCGGTTCATCACCTCGACCAAAGGATCGGCCGCATCAAAAGCGCCCAGCGCGGGCTGGCCCTGAATGTCGCCAGGCAAGATGACATCGTCGTGCGGGATCCACGGCAGAGCGAAGGACCGCATCGAGCGCCCTTCGCGGGTGCCGACGGTAGAGGGGCCACCCAGTGGAACCGAGGGCAGCAGGTTCAGGACACCCTCATATTGCTCGATGATCACCGAACGTTGGGTGACGCCCTCGAAGCGGAACAGGCCGATCTGGCCGAGGCGGGTGTAAAGGTTGGGCAGGATGTTGATGGCCTGCGTCATCTCGGCCAGCGAGTAACCGCCAGCATCAAAGGGATTGCGAACGATGGTCATGGGGTGCTCCGGGGGATTGGGGGAATTGGACGTCAGACGCCGTCGCGGGCGATGATGCCGACGGCGGCAAGCTGGCCGATCTTGGCGGTGATCTTGGCCGCGTCGTTGACGGTGCCCTCGTAGGCAAGTCCTGCGCGCGACACGATCGAGGGGCCACGGGCGACGACGATGCCGACCGCGTCTGCCAACGTGGCATTCACGGGATACAGAAGGACCGCGACGGCGACCTGCGCACCATCGGCCCCGGTTGCGGCGGACAGCGTGTATTTGCCACTGGCGGTGATCCGGCCAAGGACGGCACCAGAGGGATAGGAGGTGCCGATCAGCAGCGTGATCACCTCGCGGGTGTAGTTCGGGTTGACCTCATATTTGAGGACATCGCCCATGCTGGGCGGTTCCGTCAGGACGGGCATTGGTCAGTCTCCATGGTTTGGGGATAGGTAAGGGGCGCTAAATCAGCGCTTGGCGTCGGTCGCGGCCTTCTTGGCGGCAGCGATGATCGGGCTGTCTTTGGCGGCAGCTGCGGCCGGGGCGGTGGCGATGATGCCTGCCGCATCGCTACGGGCGGCGAGATCGGCCAGAATCCGGGCACGCAAGACTTCAGGCTTCAGACCCTTGGTGACGGCATCAGCCGCGTCGATGGTCACCCCGAGCCGCGCGGCCTGCGCGCAAACCTGCGCCACCTCGGCCGCCTCGGCGCGCACGGCCTCGGCGGTCATCGCGGACGGGTTGGTCGAAGTGACGGCATCCACGGTCGGTACTGCCGGGTTTGACGCAACCTGTGCAGGCGTTTCGATGGGGTTTTCAGGCGTGGTGGTCATCTGCGGACCCTTTCTGCTGGGGGAGATTGTGCCGCGGGGTGCGGCGGCGAAGGCGTGAAAAGCGGTGACGGGATCGGCAAGCTCGTCAGCCAGACCGGCCGCGATGGCGTCGGCCCCGCGGAACACGGCAGCTTCGGTCGCCAGCGCGGCCGCTTGGGTCAGCCGATCCCCGCGACCGGCGGCGACGGTTTCCGCGAAGAGGAAACGGACCACCTCCAGCTCGCGCTGCATCTGGTCGTGCACCGCTTCGGGCAGGGGCTGATAGGGGTTCGCATCGACCTTGTGGGCCCCGGCATGGATCAGCGTGACGGCGATCCCTTTCTGATCGAGCGCGCCGCTCATGTCCGTGTGCAGCGCCACGACCCCGATGCTGCCGACAGCGCCGGTGCGGGGCAGGATGACGCGGTCGGCCTGGGAGGCGAGGACATAGCCAGCCGACAGGGCGTGTTCGGCGACAAAGGCATGGACCGGTTTCTGCGCCCGGGCGGCACGGATGCGATCCGCCAGATCGAAGGCCCCGGCGACCTCACCACCGAAGCTGTCTATGTCGAGCGCAATGCCGCGAACGCCGGGATCGGCCAGCGCCGCCTGCAGCTGGGCGGCGATCCCCTCATAGGAGGTCAGGCCCGAGGATTGCCCGATCCACGCGCCACGGTGCACAAGTGTGCCCGCGATTTCGATCACCGCGATGCCGTCGATCATGGCGAAGGGCTGGCTTCCGTTGCACTGATGGCGCTGGGCCAGATCATTTCCGAACAGAGACGCGCGAGCGTGAATGGCGGCTGTTGCCTGATCAACGCTGTCGACCTCCAGCCCTTGGAAGATGATCTCCTGTCCGGTGATGCGCGGCCCAAGCCCGGACAGGAAGGCCAGCGCCTTGGCCGGGTCTACCATCAGCGGTGTGTTGAACGCGCGCTGGGCGATCTGGGCGTGGTGCATCATGCGCCCTCCTTGGGCCTCGGTTTTTCATCGCCGGTATCGTCGTCCTCGTCGTCCTTTTCTGCGTTGGGATCTTCATCCGTCTTGCCGCTTTCGCCCGGCCCCTGCGCCGGGGATCCCGGGCGGCGGAAATCAAGGCCCAGCGCCGCCTCGCGTTTCCGCTCGGCGGCGATTTCCCGATCAACCTGTTCGGCGTCGTACCCACGCTCTGCCAAGGCTTGCGTGCGGGATTTCAAGCCCGCTTCGATCTGCAGGATCTCGGCTGAGGCGTCTTTCATCGGGTCAATCCAGTCCCATTTGGTCGGAAGCCAGGCGCAGGCCTGATATTGTCGCCGCTGGCTGTCGTAGCCGGGCAGGTCCAGCGCACCGGACAACACGGCAGTGTCCATCCAGCGCACCCAGACCGCGCGACAAAGCTGATAGACCAGCACGCCATGCTGCCAGGCGGAGATACGGCGGCGGAATTCGATCAAGCTGATCCGTGTGTTCGAGAAGTTGCCCTTCGCCGTGTCGCCGGTCAGATAGCCATAGGGCACGCCCAGCGCGGCGGCGATTTGCAGCAGCGTGCGGTACTGGAACGGCTCATAGGTGCCGCCCGAGTCCGGGGTCGCCGGGGTCGACACATCTTCACCGGGATCGAGCCGCACCACCTGTCCGGGTTCAACCTCCAAATCCTCCTCGGTCGGCTCCAGCGGCGTTTCGGGTGCGGGCGAGGTGATGAACATCGCGAACATCGCCGCGATCTTCTTCCGTTCCAGTTCGGCATCGTCATAGAGGTCCAGCGTGAACAGCTTGACGATGGCGGCAGCAAAGCGGGACACGCCGCGCAGCTGCCCTGCCTCGACCGGATCAAGGACGTGGATCACGTCGGTGGCGGGGACACGGACGGTTTCGCCCGCGAGGCCGGGGTCGGTCAGATCGCCCGGATGGCGGCGCAGGAAGTGATAGGCAACGCGGCGACCGATGCCGTCGAACTCGATGCCCTGCCGGATCAGCCCGGTACCGGGCAAGGTGCGGTTCATATCCAAGGGCAGCATTTCCGCAGGCAGCATCTGCAGCTGAAGTGGGACCGTCAGGCCATCTTCCGCGCGACGGGGCCTGATGCGAATGAACACCTCGCCTGACAGGAACACTTCGCGCGCCGCGCGGCGCTGCAACCCATAGAAATCGGTCAGGCCCTCGGCATCTGCATCGTCGGTCCAGGCGAGCCACAGCGCCTGCAGCTCTTCCTTCTTGGCCGCATCCGCGATGGTCGAAGAGGGTTTGATGCCATCGCCGACGACATTGGTGGCGAAGCTTTCCACTGCGTTTGCCGCATAGCCATTGTTCCGGACCAGCCAGCGGGCGCGGGCGGTGATGGTGTCGCCCGAGGCTGCGATCAGCGTGTTCACATGGGCGCGGGATGCACGGAACCCGCGCAGGCGACGGTGGGCCTGTGCGGCATCGAAGCCGCCAATGATCGACCCCAGCCGCTGACGGAAAGCCTCGAAGGCCATGGATCACAGACCTTTCGAGGCGACCGTGCCCCAGCGCCGACGACGCGGGGTGCCGGTCGTGGCTGTGGCGATCCGGGTTTCCAGATCGCTGATGGCATTCGCGAGTTCCGCGTCCGAGCCATAGTTGATCGATTTGCCGTCATAGCTGACCGACCGGACGCCCGCATAACGGGCCTCCTGCAGCGCGGCCAACAGGGCGCGCATTCGTTCCAGATCCATCTCAATCCCTCATGAAGTTCGGCGTGTAAGCCCGGCGTTTGCGCCGTTGCGTTGTCGGTGTTCCGGCCGTTGGCGCGGCGGGCGGTGCAAGTTCAGTAGCGATGGCAGGCGTGGGCGCCGGTCGGGTTTCCACCCCGGCCTGCGCCTCGAGCCGCCGCCAGGTCGCCTCGTCCCAACGATCGGCGCCCATGATCCAGGCCGCGGCACGCGCATAGACCCGGGTGTCCAGCGCCTCGTTGCGTTCCCGCATCTTCTGCCATTCGGGGTGGGCATAGCCGCGCTTGTTCCGCACCGTGACCAGCTGTTCCGCCACCAGCTGCTTCAGCCATTCGGTGTCGATCCAGTCGGGCAAGTGCACCGTGCCGGGGGCGTCCAGCACGCCCAGTGCGCGGTCCTCATCGCTGGGGCGTTCCAGCCGGAGAAAGCGGTAGGTTTCAGTTTTGAACGTCGCGGTTGCTACCGACCAAAGTCGTGCCCCGCGGCGCAGACGTTTGCCCCCGATGGTGGCGTCGACGAAGGTCGGCCCCGACACCGGTGTTGCGCGGTTGAAGCCTTCGAGGCCCTTGATCGGGGCCACCTGGTCGAACCCCTGTTTCCGCGCCCATGCGTAAACCGCCGGGGCTTCATAGCCAGTGTCGATGGCGAGTTTGCCGATCAGCATCACCGCGCCATTGGCGCAGGTCCATGTTCGGCCAAGCAAAGCTGTCAGCTTGTCCCAGCAGGCCGGATCGTCCGGGCCACCCGCGATCACGATGTGATCGACCAGCCAGGACTCCAAGCCTCGGCCCCACGCCCAGACATCGATCTCGATCCGATCCTTTTGCACATCGACGCCAGCCGTCAGGAACAACCCGCCGACGGGGATTTGCACGCCCGCGTAGCTTTCACGGCGTTCGGCCAGTCGTTGCCATTCCGGTGCGTCGCCGCTCTCCACCCAAGTTTCGCCCAGCAGGGTATTGCGCGCGACGCGCAGCATCTCTTCCGAGCCTTGGGCTGCGAGCCACTCGCGCGCGATTTGCTGCCAGCTTTTCCAGCCCAGCGGCGAATAAAGTGCCGAAATGTGGAAGCCGATGGAGTGGGGATCGGCGGACACTGCCATTGCCCGCCATTCGCCCCGTTCCAGCATCTGCGTCTTGTGATGCTCGGCGATGGGGCGTTCGCAGCGCTCGCAATAATATGCCGCCGTGTCGGGCCGACCTTTGGCCCAGCGTAGGCGTTCGAACTGCAGCCATTGCATCGCCCCGCAGTGGGGGCAGGGCACGAAGTAGCGGCGCTTGTCGCTGGCATCAAACTCCCGTTCAATGCGGGACAATCCCCGGATCGTCGGGGTTGAGACCATAAATACCTTGCGCCGATGCGAAAAGGTGGTGGTCCGCGCTTCGGCCAGAGTGACCGGGTCGCCTTCCTCGTCAGCCGAGGCCGGATAGGCATCGACCTCGTCGAGGAAGATGTAGCGCGCGGGCATCGACCGCAGGCCGGTGGCGCTGTTGGCACCGGTCAGCACCAGGATGCCGCCGGGGAATTCCTTCGACAGCATCGAATTGCCAGCATCGCGCGACCGGGCGGGATTGACCCTTTCGCGCAGAGCCGGGCTGTCCGCGATCAATGGATCAAGACGGCCCCGCGACGTGCGCTTGGCCAGTTCCAGCGATGGCAATACCGCCAGCATTGGCCCCGGCGCGTGATGGATGACAAAGCCGATCCAGTTGTTGCCAGCCTCGGTCGCGCCGACCTGCGCCGCCTTCATGAAGGTCACACGCTGCGCCGGGTGGCGCGGCGACAGCGCGTCCATGATCTCGCGCAGGTAGGGCGCGCGCGCCGTCCGGTATCGCCCCGGTTCGGCCGCACCGCGTGACGACAGCCAGCGGTGTTCATCCGCCCATTCCGACACCGTCAGGTCTGGATCGGGGCGCATCCCCTTGCGCCAGCTACGCAATATGTCCTCGGCCCCGTCAAATTCGAGGTCGAGGCCGTCTGCCAGGTCGAGTTCTTCTCCATCATCCAAGCGAGACCCTGAGATCAGCGAGGGCGTCGAGGTGCTGTCTGACATGGGCTTCCAACACCCTCTGCAGGATCGCGGCCTCGATGATCACCGGCGTTCCGGTTTGTTTCTCCATTCCCAAGGCCACTTCCGCCGCCATCAGCGCTGCCACTCTGTTGGGCCAGGTGACCCAAGTATCGCGTTCCTGTCGGGCCAATCGGAACACAAGCGCTTCCGCCCGGGCGCGGTCGACCAGCGTGCCCTTCTTCTTCTGGATGCCCAGCTGCTTGTCCTGCGCTTGGTAGACCGTCAGCGCCGTGCGGGCCTTCAGATAAGACGAGCTGTCTGCGGGACCGCTGAACCCGCTATCGCCGCCGGTGCTGCGGCGTTGCTGGTCCGGGTCGGTCATGTCGGCCCGGCGCACATCGGAGGCGGCGGCATTGATCGACCCGTCGCTGTAAACCACCAGGCGGCTGGCGCGGCGCGCCTTCTGGATCGCCCCGCGAGAGAGGCCTGAATGGGCGGAATACTCCCGCTCGGACATACCTTCCATGGTGATTGGATGCGCCTCAAGATATTGAAGTTAAACGGAAATGATCTTCTTATTCAGTTGATTACACTCCCGCATAGAGCGATTCTGTGTCCAAGGAAAACGAGACAACTCACCCCCGGAGACGACGCCATGACCACCAAGACCGCCCCCGCAAAAGCTCCCAGCGAAGCCTTGCTGCTGGAAATCGCGACCAAGCATTTCCACAGCATCGAGACGCTGGAGACCCAGAATAGCGACCGTTTGGATTTCCACGATGTGGCGGTCTGGGCGATCCGCGCCGCGCTGGAAGCAGCCTACGCCGCTGGCGTCGCCGCCGCTGCGAAACGCTGAAGGAGGGCAGGGACATGACCATGGCCACCACCACCGTCCGTATCGACATCGACACTCTGCCCGACCATCTCGACCGCAGCCGCCCTAGTGTGGTGGCGGAGGTGATCGAAGCCGCGCTGCGCGAGGGCGGGATCAATGCTGACTGCTCGGACCTTTTCTCGCACATCAAGATCGACCTGCCGACCGCGCAACTGGCCGCCGCCAGCGCCGTGCTGGTCGAACTGCAGCTGATCTGAGGCCACGCCATGAGCACCCGCGCGCAGATTGCCATCCAGATCGGCCCCGAGGACTGGGCGCATGTCTACGTCCATTTCGACGGCTATCCCGCCCACATGCTGCCCGCGCTGGCGCGTTGGAAGCCCGAGGATGTCCTCGCCGCGCGTGAAATCCGGCAGGTCACGCCCGAGGCACTGGATTGCTTCAGCCCGCCCCGCGATCCCCGCATCCTGCCGCGCCCGACGCGCGAATTCGCGCATCTCTACATGTGGATCGGATGCCAGTGGGTGCATGTGGTGCCGCAGGCCGATGCGCCCGAAGTGTAATCAGAAAGCACTGATATTGCTTGGATTTACCTACAATAGCCACCCCACCAGAGCGATGGTGATTACACCAGAACCATGCAACTCACCCCCGGAGACCACGCCATGACCACCCGCCGCGCGACCGACAATGCCAAAGCCCTCGACGCCTTCATGACCACCAAGTTCCAGATCGACGCGATGCTGGAGCGGCTGAAGGCCCTGAGTGACGACCATTTCGAGACCCATCCCGACGAGATCAACTGGGGCCACGTCGGCACCCTGAACCACTACGCCAGCCTGCTGCGCCAGATCACCGATGCCGCCTTCAAGGAGGGCGAACATGTCGCTTGACCCCGCCCAGCGCCACCAGATCGAACAGGATGCCATCACCGCCGCATGGGAGGCCGAACGCCTCGCCGCCTGCGACGAGGCCATCGCCCTGCTGCGCGAGATCGCCGATCTGGAACGTGATGACGACGGGGACGTGATCATCGGCACGGATGCCGACGGCCACAACGATCTGATGTCGCGCATCGCTTCCTTCCTTGCCGCCAACGACCGATAGGGGAACGCCATGACCAAGCTAACTGAAACCCAGACCGTCATCCTCAGCGCCGGGGCCCAGCGCCCCGAAAACATTGCCCTGCCGCTGCCCAACGGGCTGGTCGGTGCGGCGGCCAAGATGGCTGTGTCGAAGATGATCGAACACGGCTGGCTGCAGGAGGTCGACGCCAACTTGCGCCGCAATGAGCCGCTTTGGCGCGAAACTGGCGATGGCCATGGCACCACGCTGGTGGTGACGGATGCTGGCTTGCTGGCCATCGGGATCGACCCGGTGGTCGTCAAGACCGTTGTCGCCATCCGCAAACATACGGCTGAGATGCCTGCGCCCGCATCGCCTGCTGCCATTCAGCCGAAGCTGCGCACCGGCACCAAGCAAGCCACCCTGATTTCCATGCTTCGCGCGCCCGATGGCGCTACGATTGAGGAGATCATGACAGCCACAGGCTGGCAGTCGCACACGGTTCGAGGCGCGATGGCTGGGGCATTGAAGAAGAAGCTGGGCCTCGAGGTCAGCTCGGAAAAGGATGACGCGCGGGGAAGGGTGTATCGATTGCCTGTGGCATGACCCGCTTCCTCTTCGACTTCGACTTGACCGCCGCCCAACCCGGGCGGCGGCTTTATTTCGTGGCTGCGTCAGCGGAGGATCTTTGCGCGATCTTCCCGGTCGCCATCTCCCACCGTCGCACGGCGACGTCGCAATAGACCGGGTCCAATTCCATCGCAAAGCAGCGCCGCCCAGTGCGTTCGGCAGCGACGATCTGCGTACCTGAACCACAGAACGGCTCATAGGTCAGATCGCCCGGATCGCTGAACGCAGTCAGCACGGCCTCGACCAGCGCCACAGGGAACACCGCCGGATGCGATCCGGCAGCACCCAGCCCACCCTTGTGTCGCATGATCCGGAATACGCTGTCAGGGATGCGGTGGCTTTGGATCGCGTTGCCGGTCCCGGTCTTGGCGTGGACGGTGCCGTCGGCCCCGCGAAGACCACCACCGCCGAGAGTTTCGCCCGCGTGCTTGGATGGGACTGTCTTGTGCGGTTTTCGCGGGCTGCGGTTGAAGTGAAAGACGAACTCGTGCGACGGGGCCAGGCGGCCGTTCCAGTCGCCCGGCAATCCCGGTCCCTGATCCCACACATACCAACCAAATCGCCGCCAGCCAGACGCGCGCATCCATTCCACCCATCCTTCCCAATAGGGCTGCCATTCGCTGTCGCGGTGCACGAGGCCGAGGTTGACCAGCAGCTGCGCATCTGCTGTGACCGGCGCGGCGGCGAACACGCCTTGCATCAACGCATCCCAATCGCCGACCTTTTCCTTCGCCGCGCCATAGTCGCGCTGCTGCGCGTAGGGCGGCGAGGTGAACATCAGTGTGGCCTGTTCGCCCTGCATCAGCCTCGCGACAGCGGCAGGATCGGTGGCATCGCCGCAGCACAGTCGGTGCCGCCCGAGCTGCCAGATATCGCCGGGGCGGGTGATCGGTTCCGCTGGCGGTTCAGGTATTGCATCGGCCGCATCGTCGGAAATTTCCGGGCTGCCCTCGGCCTCGGCCAGCAGTGCATCCAGCTCGTCTTCGGGGATCCCGAGCAGCCCCAGGTCAAAACCATCGGACAGCAGCGCCTGCAATTCGAGCGACAACTGGGCCTCGTCCCATCCAGCGTTCTCGCCGATCTTGTTGTCTGCGATCACCAGCGCACGGCGCTGTGCCGCAGTCAAATGGCCCAGCACGATCACCGGCGCCTCGGACATACCCAGCCGCTGTGCGGCCATCAGCCGCCCGTGCCCTGCGATAATCACGTTGTCGTCGCCGATCAGGATCGGGTTGACGAAGCCAAACTCGGCCATCGACGCCGCAATCTGCGCGATTTGCTGGTCTGAGTGTGTTCGGGCGTTCCGCGCGTAAGGAACCAGGCGCGCGGTCGGCATCATTTCGACGTGTATCACAACACGAAATCCGGCTCGAGCGCGCCCATCAAAATCATCCTGTCCACGTCTGGTTGCATGAGCGCGCGCACCTCCGGTGAACACAGTGCCTCAATCGATTGCCGCAAAGCGTCGTCGTTCCACCCGGGACACACGGAACCGGGGGTCGCTTTCGTCAGCTTCACCTTTTTGGCCGGACACACCTTGCGCTTCATCAGGCGGCACCTTTCCGTTCGGCCTGCATCTCGGCGAAGGACCGTCCATCGCCTTCGAGGGTGGCGGTTTGGCCGCTCAGGTGTTGCCAGCGCTCGATTGCCACATCGACATAGGCCGGGTTCAATTCGATGCCGAAGCAGACGCGGCCCGTGGTTTCAGCCGCGATCAGCGTGGTGCCGGATCCCATGAAGGGTTCGAACACCGCTTGACCGGGACTGGAGTTGTTCAGGATCGGGCGGCGCATGCATTCGACTGGCTTTTGAGTGCCGTGCACCGTGGCCGCGTCCTGGTCTTTGCCGGAAATGTGCCAGAGCGTCGTCTGCTTGCGGTCCCCAGCCCAATGGCCCTTGCCCTTGACGCGTACCGCATACCAGCAGGGTTCATGTTGCCAGTGATAATCGCCCCGGCTGAGGACAAGGCGGTCCTTGGCCCAGATGATCTGTGACCGGACGGCGAAACCCGCCGCAACCAGACTGTCGGCCACCTCGCCCGCATGCAGCGCGCCGTGCCAGACATAGGCAACGTCGCCGGGGAACAGCGCCCACGCTTCGCGCCAGTCGGCCCGGTCATCGTTCAGCACCTTGCCGGTGCGTTTTGTCTTGGCCGCACCCGCCTGGTTGCGCCAGGACGGATCGTATTCCACGCCATAGGGCGGATCAGTCACCATCAGGAGCGGGCGAACATCGCCCAGAAGCTGTTGAACCACATCGGCGGATGTGCTGTCGCCGCAGATCAGCCGGTGTGATCCGAGCTGCCACAGGTCACCCACCACCGAAACCGGCGTGACCGGCGGTTCCGGAATGTCATCTTCGCCCTCGACCGCACCGCCTTCCACCTGATCTGGATCGCGCAACAGGGCGTCCAGATCCTCGTCGGCGATGCCAAGTAGCGATAGGTCGAAATCCTCGGCCAGCAGCGCCGCGATTTCATCGCGCAGAATGGCCTCGTCCCATTCGCCCAGCTCGGTCAGCTTGTTGTCGGCGATCCGGTAGGCCCGGCGCTCGGCTTCATCCAGATGGCCGAGCCGGATCACAGGCACCTCGGTCAGCCCCAGCATGATGGCGGCCAACACCCGGCCGTGCCCGGCGATCAGCTCGCCATCGTCAGCCACCAAGCAGGGCACGGTCCAGCCGAACTTGGCCATGCTGGCAGCGATCTTGGCGACCTGGTCCGTGCCGTGGATCTTAGCGTTGCGTGCATATGGGCGCAGCCGATCGAGAGGCCAGGTCTCGATCTGGCTTGGCGCAAAGACCAGGTCCATGGGGTGGCTCTCTCGGACAGGCGGACGTGCCAAAGCCGCTGGGCGATACCAGCGTCAGGATCGGGATCCGCGATGTGGGGAAATCAAAAGCGCCCGCGAGGGGTGTCCTCCGAGCGCAATTCTTCGATGATCAAGGGGTAGGTCAAGATGGGCAGCTTTGTCAAATGAAAAAATGAAGTGGAATCAATGGGATTCAATGCATGGGGCTGAAACCTGAACGGTCGGTGCTTCGCGCTAATCCCCGCCCTGTGAAAATAGTAGACCGGAGGCCTCCAGACATGCGATTGAGGGCACCTTTTACACCCCAAGGAGGATTCGCCATGCGACCCGGTCGCACCCCAAGCCCGACCCAAACCCTGACCCGCCGCGCACTCGGCACCCGGCTTGCCGGGGCCGCTGCCGTAATCGGTTTTGGGCAGGGCGCTGCGGCCAGTGGGGCGGCGAACCTGATGCCGGTGATGGACCCTGACCTGCGCGATGCTGCACTGCGTGGCCTGGCGCTGGCTGGCTATCGCGGCGATCCGGTCACGGCGGCGGCGGCGAATGCAGCGTTGGCCCGGCTGGCGGAAGCCGATCCCGAGGCGGGATTGCTTGGGCGCATCTACCAGATGCTCGATGTGCGCCCGGCCGCCTACTGGCCCGAGGATGTCCCCGCCGCCGCGGCGGCAGACCTCGCAATCCTGCATACAGCGATCCGTGCCTGCCAGCCGGTCGCCTTCGGCTACACCGACCTCGAAGGCAACAAGACGACGCGCACCGTCCTGCCGCTGGCGCTGGTGCATCCGCCGCAAGGGGTGAAGCTGCTGGCCTGGTGCGCCGAGCGCCAGGACTTTCGTCAGTTCTTCGTGCGTTCGATGCAGGACCCGACACCGCAGACGGGTGATTTCAGCGGTGACCGGATGGCCCTGCTGGAGGGGCTGCTGGACAAGTACACCGGTCGGGCCTGACCTGCCCGATCTTGCTGCCGCGCTCGACGAGCGCGGCACTTTCGCGGCGTCGATTGCCCAATTGTGTGGGTGGCTTCCGGCGTGGTGGCTTCCACGAAGTGGCTTCCGAAAACTCGCTCAAGTGGATTCCACAAAAGAATCCAGCGCGCCCAGATCGTGATTCCGCAAGTCTATGATAAAGATATATTTTTCCCAAGGCTGCCAGGCAGGTGGATTCCGCCTGGCTTCCCCGGTGAAACTACCTGTCGCTAACGAAATGCCGCGCTGCGCCCCCCCGCATACACTTGGGGCCGGGGAGGAACCATTGGGAGGGGGAGAGAGACGCGATCAGCTGTCCGAAGCCAGCCGCAGCCTGACGGCTTGTTTGGTCTTTCAAGTAGTTCAACGCTCTTGAGCTAGTGCTTTTCGTTGTCCTCAAGCGTTTCGATCACTGGTCCAGGCCCACCGGACAAATTGGCTTGCCGCATTTGCTGAAGTTTTCCACTGGCTATCTCGGCGTTCTTTACGGCACGCTCTTGGTCGGCCATTTCGTCGATGACAACTTTTTGAAGTGAAACAATGTCCAAGTCTCGCCAAACCACATAGCCGAACCGAAGTACCGACAGAACAACAAGAAACCCGGTGACTGCAGAGACCAAACGGCCCCATTTTTCATCTAGACTGGCCAACCAGACCGAGGTGGTCCCAATCGAAACTGCCATGATGAGAAGAAGCATCAGCAATGCAAGCAGACCGGCGTATTCGCGCGAAACGTCAACCAGTTGACCGGTAAGAACCTTTCTCTTCTCGATCGGAACTGTCTTCCAGTCTAACGTCGGCATCCCACGGGCCAGACGAACGAGCACTGCCGCGATGAAAATGGAAAGAGCACTGGTCATCTGTGAAAGAGTGAGCGGCAAATGTGCAAAAGAAACCCACTGCCAGAAGCAGTAGGCCGCTATTGACGGTAGCACGATATGCAGCAACCTCATCATCTTATGGGTCGATCTTCTTGTCTTCTACAAAGCGCTCATAGACTTTCTGCA